TCCGGCCCCGGTGAACCCGTGGCCTGCCGCGAGCGTGATTGTCCAGTCCCCAACACTGGGAGCAACAGCAAAGGCCAGGTCCTCCTGTAGGTGGCGATGGATGTACCCATTCAGGGGCGGGGTGTGCTGGTCCTGGGTGTTGACCGCCAGGGCTGCAGGAGCCTTCTCAGTCCCGTCGTCATTATATTCCGGGTCAACCTTTACCGCGTGCAGGTTGGCGCCGGTGGTGCCTACGAGCAGGACCCGGTGGACGACCCCCGTCTCTTCACTCATTCCGACCTCCACGTCCGGGGCGGGGGAGGGAAGCCCTCCCCCGGGGTACATCCCCCAGCGCTCCCGCGCCGCCCCAGCTCAGCTAGTTGATCCGGACCTTTGGTCCGAGCCGCTCCGCGGCATCCCGCCGCAACCTTAAGGTTGCCCCCGGCTGCCGCCACCGGTGGTTCACCACCACCGCCTCCACGACGGTGACGTCCAGCAGGTCCCCGGGCCTCGGTGCCGGTGCCTTCGGCTTCCGCCTCCGGCGCCTCCGCGGCCGGGACTCCGGTGGCGTGACCACCGGAACCTCGGGCGCCTCCCTCGCTTCTACCCTCTCTTCATCCATCACGGCACCTTGGCCACGAGCACGTAGACCGTGCCCAGCCCCACATCGTCCCCGGTGTCGGCGTCCACCGTGGTGACCACCAGGGTCCCGCCGTCGGCCACGTCCCGCTGGGCGTCGTCGATCTCGCCCGCCCGGACGAGGACCTTGTCAGCCCCGCTCCAGTCGATCGCGTCGGTGATGGCCGTGGCCCCGTTCTTCAGTTGGACGGTATCGCTGGCTTCGCCAGCCCCGCCCTCGTGCAGCGCCCAGCAGTCCAGCACCCGCAGCTTGTACGGGGCGGTGAAACTGAAGTTTCCCGCCTCCGCAGCCGTGATCGGGATGGCCACGATCTGCGGCACGCACATCACCGCGGCCGCGTGGCTCTTGACCGGGATCACCCCGTCGCTGGTGCCGAATGGGACGTGTACATCGCCCTTCCGAGACATAGTACTCTCCTTTTCAGCGGGGCGCCAGGGGGACTAGGGCCCCCTGGCCACCCCTGCCACAGTCCTTCCGGACCCCGTGGCCTAGGCGATCTTGACGTACGCCGCCTTCTCCGGTACCGGCGCGTCCGACCCGTTGAACTCCTCCGCGTAGTACTGCTCCGAAGCGATGAGCTTGTTGGAGCTGTAGGAGGGGTACGGGCCCTTCAGGATCATTGGCTGCAGCACCCGGTGGTGCACGATCTCCCGGTTCGCGACGAGGATGTACCCGTCGCTCATCTCGGTCGACTCGTAGACCGGGAGCCCCTTCAGGCGCCCCACCATCCCGTTGGCGTTGAGCGTGCCGTCGGGGCGCTGGCCCGCGGCGGTGAACCCGTCCCAGTTGCTGACGATGTCGCTGTTCGTCACGCTCAGGAGGATGTGGTCGGGCATGTAGTACCGGTTGTGGACCAGCACCTTGGCCGCGCCGATCTTCTGGATCAGCTCGTCCAGGGTGTCGGTGGCCTGCGTCCAGGTCCCGCCGCTGTTGCTGGCGACGATGAGCGCCCCGGCGAGGGCCAGGTACATCAGGTCCTGGTCGATCTTCTTGGCGATCTCGAAGACCAGCATCGACAGGGTGCGCGCCGTGGCGTCCCACCCGAGCTGCGAGCGGCTGAAGACCACCGCCTCGGTGCTGATCTCGGTGGCCAGCCGGTCCGCGAGCATCGAGAGGGTCGTGTAGCTGAGCGTGCCCTTGCCGCGCTCGATGGCCTGCATCTCGCCCTTGCGGTAGGCCTTGTAGTCGTAGTCGATCTCGTACGTGGTCGCGTCGGTCATCGACCCACCGGCCGCGGCGGCGATGCACCAGATCCGGCCGTTCCCGTAGTCCAGGACGTAGTCGGTGCCCTCCACCAGCGCGGTCCCGCCCCCGTCCGGCTCCACCGAGATGGTGCTGTTGGGGATGATGCGCTTGTTGGCCAGGCTGACCCAGGCGCCCAGGTCACTGGTGAAGTCCTCGGCCGCCACCGCCACCTGCTCCCCGGTCTCCCCGGAGTAGGCCTCGTAGTACACCCGCTCCTCGGAGCTGGACGCCAGGCCGACGTCGTAGATCGACGTCGCCACCAGGGTGGGAATGGCCTCGGCGATGATGGTGCGGCTGACCGAGTAGGGGAGGTTCAGGTCGGAGGTCTGCTCGGCCTCCGCCAGGAGCTCCGCCTCCTGGGCCAGGTAGTGGCGGTACTTCTCGTCGAACCGGCGGATGTACTCCGCCGCGAACCGCTCGTTGACGTTGCTCGGCACCCGGAGGTCCCGGGCCACCACGATCCCCGGCTGGCTGCGCCGGAACGATTCCTGGATCTCGAACGCCGCCTGCGCGTAGGCGGGAACGCCCGCGTCCCGCTCGATGACCGGGCCGAGCACCTCGAGCCCGTGCTTGTGGCCCCGGGCCGCCAGCTCCATCCGGCTGACGAACCCGCCGTACTCCTTCCGGCGGCTCTCGATGAGCTCCTGGGCCTCTTCCACCGTCCCGGGCTCCTCGGCCTGGACCGCCTCGATGAGCTGCTCCTTCAGCCAGTCGGGGTAGCTCAGCGCACCCACGGCCTCGGTGATGTGGGCCTCGACCTGGCGCCGCTGCTCGGCCTCCTCCAGCTCCTGGAGCCGGGCCATTCGCTCCGCCACCTCCCCGGTGACGTCCCCGTGCTCCCCGACGCCCAGGCTCTCCCGGAGCGCCGTTTCCACCGCGCTGGGGTCGTGCTGGGCCTCCTCGATCAGCGCCCGCACCGCCCCGATGATGTCGCCATCGCTCTCCACGCCCAGGGCCTCCCGGAGGGCCTGCTGCCGCTGCCCCTCCTCCTGCTCGGCCTGGGCGGCCGCCAGCCGCTCCAGCAGCTGGCCGGTCATCTGGTCAAGTACCCCGCTCTCCTGCAGTGCCTGCAGGACCTCTTCTGGATCCATCTCTGCACTCTCCTCTTGTGCTGGGGGCGCGTCCCGCCCCTCAATGACGTCAATCTGTCCGTTGGGGTCGCTCTGCTCGCCGGGCACCAGGAGGTCGAACCCGGTAATCGTCAGTTCAGTCACCTCCTCGATCATTCGCCCGGTGGCTGCGTCCTCCACCTGCCGCGAGATTCCGTAGCCGCGGATGCTGATGCCCGGCATCACCCCGCCCTCCATAATGGCCAGCGCGTCCCGCCCCTTGCTCGTCTCCAGGACCGTCCCCCGGATGGCCACCTGCTTCGTGGCCGGGTCCAGGCTCAGCTCGGTCCAGTTGACGATCGTCTCCAGGAACTGGGGGCGCCGGTGGCCCTTGTCGGAGGGATGGTCTGCCTCGCCCAGGATGGCCAGTCGCCCTTGCCCGGTGCTCTCGTTGAGGTGCGAGATGGCCTGGTCGACCGCTCGCTTCAGCACCGGGTAGGGATAGCGGCGCCCATTGGCGTTGATGGTATCCGCAGTAATCCCCGTCCCGCTTATCGTTCGCCCGCCCTCGGCGCCCTCTTCGAGGGTCACCGCCGCGGTCAGTACCTCCCTGAACTTCTTGCTCTCAGTGAGCTCGCTCTTGATCTGGTAGGCCAGCTCCACCACCGTCCAGTCCTCCCGGTCAGCGAAGGAGTAGTGCCCGTCCCCCGTCGGCGCGTAGCTCACCAGGTAGAACTCTCCCTCCGGGAGGTTCGCCTCCCGGACGATAACGTGCCCGGCGAAGGTCTCGACAATGTAGGGGTACCAGGCCTCGTCCTCCCTGACCTGGTCCTTGAACTGGTGGTAGAAGTCGCTCCGCACCTGGCGGACGTGGTTCTCCGCTGACCCCTTCACCTCCTCGAGCGGTTGGCCCCGGTCGACCAGCCGCGACTCCCCCTTGCTGGAGATGAACTTGGACAGTCCCTCCGGGACGTCCTTCTTCGCCTTCCGGTAGTGGGTTGCCAGGTGCCGCGCGGCGGTCTTCCGCTGCGCCATCGTCGCCCCCAGCTTGTTGCCCCGGAATTGCCCGCTTACCGCCGCCACGATGGCCGCCCGCGCCTGGCCCCAATTCACGCTGAGCTGGGCGTGGGGCACGTCGCCCTGCCCCCCGGTGTGGTGGGGCAGCTTCCAGGTGCTGGGGTCATCCGCGTCCCCCATTATCGCGAAGTACTGCCGGTACAGCTTCTTCCCGCCCCTGGTCACGCTCTTCTTCTCGGCCATCGGTTTCCCTCCGTTATCGCTCCCCGTAGGGGATTGGCGGGCACGCCTCGGTGAACGGCCACCTCGTGAAGAGGTGGACCGAGAAGGCGTATCCCTCCCGCTTCATCATCGCCGTGCGGTGCGTCAGGTCGGTGCACTCCCGCAGGTCCTGCCCCCCGAATGCGAACAGCGCCCCCCGGGTGGGGTCCTGCCCGTTCTCGTGCGCGGCAATCGCGTCTTTCGCCGCCTGGATCGCCCAGCTGCTGGGCTGGTCGACTACGTGCGCCCCGGCGAACCCCTCCCTGACCACTTCCACCGTATCGCTGGGAAACCAGCGGTTCCCCACTCGGTTCAGCGCCACGTGGGTGATCCACAGCCCGCACCCGCGCCGCAGGTCGGTTCCCATCACGCTGCACTCCCCCTCCACCGCCCGGGCCAGCCAAAGCACCGGATCGTCCATCGCCCCGGCTTCGCCGACCAGCAGCAGGATCAGCAGCAGGGCGATCACCGCCCACCCCGCCATCCGCTTCGTTGCCTGTCCAATTCCCCCTGCCATTGTCCCCTCCATTATGTAGTCTCTGCCTCGGCCAGGAGCTCCTCGTACCGCTCCGGGTCCCCCTCGGCCTCCATCAGGAGGTCGATGTCCTCCTCGGAGCCGTCGGCCAGCACCGCCAGGGCGTACTCCAGGTCCCTGCTCGCCGTGTCCGGCCAGGCGTCCTCCGCCAGTTCCAGCTCTTCCTCCGACTCCTCGTCCCAGGGGCTGAACGGGGCCGCGAGCCCCGCCAGGCCCCACCAGGAGGCGAAGGCGTCCATATCCGGCCAGGACCCCGTCCCGCCCAGCCAGTCCCCCAGCTGGCGGGCCATCGTCCGCGGGTCCATCATCACCGGGGTCTTGTAGCAGAGGCAGTTCACGTGGATCGGGAGCGTGATCAGCCCCTTCCGGTAGGTCCCGTCCCCGTAGGGGCCGGAGGCCACGATCTCCTCGCACTCGCACCCGATGTCGGGGTGGGACGGCGATAGCCTTATCCGCTCCATCTTCACCCACGGCATCTTCGCGAACAGCTCGTCGGTCGCCGCGTGGTGGGCGATCTGGGCCTCGTTCCGCATCAGCCGGAGGGCGTTGTAGCTCACGCCCTTCATCGCGCACGGGCTCCCCGAGTACAGCCCGGAGCGGTTTCCGGCGGCGATCTCTGACTTCGTCAGCCGGAGCCTCGTGCTCGTCCACCGGGGGCATTCCTGCCCCGGCTGCAGGTACCGCTCCACCCGCTTCGCGGCGGTGTAGGCCGATTCCCCCTTGCTGGCCGCGTTGGCGACCTCCCCCAGGGCCCGCCGCCGCACCCCCTTCGGGAGGTTCCAGATGCGGTCGGAGAGGTTCTTCCCGTCCGAGTACCGGAGCGCGCCCTTCCCGGTGACCAGCCGGTCCACCCGCGCCTGGGCCTGCCGCACCACCGGGCCGTAGTTGGTGAATACCGGGCTCCACCCCCCGCGCCCCCCGCCCTTCTGGGGCATGTTGGGGTCCCAGGTGGGGAAGCCCACCCCGACCCGCTGCTCCTGGAGCAGCGCCACCCGGACCATCGCCCCGAAGTGCTGGCTCGCCGTGCCCTGCACCACCCACGCCGCCGCGGTCCGCACGGCGTCCACCAGCTCGCTGTACCGCAGGGTCCACGCCCGGAGCACCCCGTCCACCCGCTGCATAATCCCCGGCACGTCGCCCAGGGTCAGCTCGTCCCCCGCCCCCCGGATCGCGTCCCCCACGTCCGTTCCGAGCTGGTTCATCAGCTCCGCGAGGGCGCCGGTGGCCCACAGGTGGAGCCGCAGGAGGGCCAGCTGCTGCCTTAAGGCAGCCCGGCGGCCCATCCCCCAGTCCTCGGTCGGGGCTCTGGCCTCTTCGAGGCCAGCGACCACCACTTCGTGGTGGTGCCCCCGGCAGGTCGCGGAGGGGTAGTGCAGCATCAGGCGGTCCACCGCGCTACCGGGTCAGCGAGCCTGGGCCTGTCATCCCGGAACGCCGGGTCCCGGGACCCGTTACCCTTCACGCCCCGCAGGAACTCCCGCAGCCAGTCCCCCGCCTCTTCCTGGTCCGCGGCTTCCGGATCCCCTTCGGGGTCCGGCTCCTCCTGGTCCCCGTCCTCCCCGTCCAGGGCCTGCCGCGCCGCCA